CACTACTATGGAGGAGATATTATATTTAAACATTTTTGATCCTGTTGAATTAGATTTTGTAGAGGAGGTATTTGAACTTAACGATGTAAGTATGAATGAGGGTGAGATAGAGTTTGTTCCTATAGAAGCCCCTGTTGAAGAGATTACTGTTGCTAGTGTAGAATTGGAAATAGCTGAGATTGAAATAAATTTACCTGAGCCTGAGGTAGAAATTGTTGAGGTAGAAACTGAAGTAGAGTTAGAAATTGAAATGGAGATGGAGGAGATCGTGGTAGTAGAGGCAGAACCTGAGGAGGAGGTTATCGAAGAATCTCAAGAAGAACCACAGGAAGCAGAACCAGAGCAATCACAAACACCACAAAAAGAAGAAGATCAAGAAGAAACAGTAGAAGAAGAGAAATCATCGGAGCCTAAAGTATCAAAGAAAGAAAAAGCAGCCACTAAAATAGTTAAGAAAATTGATGACAAAGCAAGGTATGATAACGCTGCTCAAACTAAAACTTTAATTGTGATGCAAATCTTAGGTAACACAAAAACTTTTTTTGATAGTCAGTCTTACATACAAGATACAAACGTAGATGATTATTTAAACAAGACAATAGAAGATCAGTATGGTATGCTGTTTGACATGGCTCAAAACAATACACTTCAGGAGATGATAGATGCCCAGTATTGAGTATAGTGGACTTAAGGTATCCGGAGGCAAGGTCTTTGCTATCTTTACTTTATTAGGTGCACTAGGTGGTGCTGCATGGACTGGCTTCACTTTCTACCAGGACTACCTTGATATGAAGGAAAAGATAACTCTGTATACTGAGCCGGACCTCTCTCAATATGATGAGGGCATGGCTGTATTAAAATCAGAGATAGATATGATATTGCAAGAAATAACCATAATCAGTGACGTAGCTCGTGATATGCGTTCAGATATGAAGGCCGATCTTCGTCAACAAATGCAGGACATACGCCACATAACTGAGGTCGTGAATGACGTGGAAGACAGGCAAAAAGAAGACAATAGAGAACTTATTAATGAGATGAAATTGTTAGAAGAAAGCCTTGACTTGAAGATTAATAAGGCTTTAAATAATCCTTTGAACAATATGTCAGCTAAGGGAGGTTGAGTATGTGTAATTGTAAAACAGATGCGGATTGTATATGTCGGTTAAGATAGACATAAAAACAGTTTTACCTTATGTCGTGCTAGTTGCAACAATTGGCATGACATGGGGTATGTGGTCAGAACGCCTTAATGCAGTAGAAAAAAAGGCTGACAGTGTTGCACAAATGCAACAAGACATTGCCATAATCAAATCTAAAATATTAGATATGGATGATAGAGTCGCTTGGATAGAGGAGTTTTTAATAAAAACATCTGACTACTGATGGCGATATCTAGGGCACAAATGAAACAACAAGTATCCACTGGAGGTACAAAGAAAATGAAGAAAAAAAGACTAAAACCTGTAGATAAAAAGAAAAATCCTGGCTTGGCAAAATTACCAACAAAAGTAAGAAATAAGATGGGATATATGAAAAAAGGTGGTAGAGTAAAATAATGTGCAAATGTAATGAAGACTATGTCTGTGTTTGTGGACTCGAAACAGAAGAGGGAGATGAAAAATGACTAAACTATGTCCTAGGGGCAAAGCCGCAGCAAAGCGAAAATTTAAAGTGTACCCGTCAGCATACGCCAACGCCTACGCTTCTAAAATTTGTGCGGGTAAAATTAAAGATCCAAGTGGTGTAAAGAGAAAAGATTTTAGAGGTCCCAAAAAAGCCATGGGTGGAGAGATTGTTGATTTTAATAAAAGATCTCAAGACCGTAAAAAAATTTCACAGTTTAATAAAGGTGGAGTAGCAAGAGGTTGTGGTGCTGTGATGGAAAGTAAAAGAAAAACTACTAAGATGGTTTAAATGGCAAAGGGTGGACTTAAAGAGTGGTTCAAGCAAGACTGGGTCGACATCGGTTCTAGAAAAAAAGGTGGAGGCTTTGCTAAGTGTGGTAGATCCAAACAAAAGAAAGATGCTAAACGAAAGTATCCTAAGTGTGTCCCAAGAGCAAAAGCTAATAGGATGACTAAGGGTGAAATTAAATCAGCAGTTTCAAGAAAAAGAGCAAAAGCTCAGGGAGTTGGTGGTAAACCAACAAATGTAAAAACTTTCACTAAAAAAAAGAAAACATAATCAATGGTAAAAAAAGTAAAAAAAGTGGTTAAACAATTAGCCAAGGCATCACGATTACATAAAGCACAATCTAATATTTTAAAAAAACATTTAAAAAGCATGACAAATGGAAAAAAAAAGAGATCCTAAAGTAGGGACAGGAAAAAAACCTAAAGGTTCAGGTAGAAGATTATATACAGATGAAAATCCTAAAGACACTGTTGGCATTAAATTTGCTACTCCGACTGATGCGAGGAAAACTGTGTCAAAAGTCAAAAAAGTCAACAAACCTTTTGCAAGGAAAATTCAGATTCTTACTGTAGGTGAGCAACGAGCTAAGGTAATGGGTAAAACTCAAGTTGCAAACATTTTCAAAAAAGGTAAGGACAGCATAAGAAGACAACACGGTGTCAAGAAAAAAACTAGCAGAAAAAATAAAACTTGATGTAATTAATTGGTCCAAGACTGTATTGGAACCAATGAATAAACACATAGGTTTCCCTGCCTGTCCCTTTGCAGCAAAATGGCGTAAAGATGGTAAACTTAGAATAGAAGTTAGACCTGATAGATCTAAGTATGAAAGGCACTTAACTAATGTTTTAAAATCATGGGATAAGAAAAAACATGATATAATAATATTTTGTGACCCTTATTGGGAACAATATGATGGGCAAAAGTTTCAACAAAAGATAGATTTTTACAATAAAACGTATAATCGTAGAGATGTATATTTTATGGGATTTCACCCCTCAGCACCAGCAGATCCTGAGGAACAAGAGTTTTTAGTTGACCCTACGGATGAACCTGTAAAACATGGTGATCTAGAATATTCCATGATGTTAATACAAAAGTTTAAACAACTATACGATGCAAGTTGCAAACTACATAAGATAGGCTATTATAAGAAATGGCCCAAGGATTACTACGATGAGGTAGTAGCTGAAAGGCAAAATACTTATAAAAAACTTTTTAACAAAGGAGTAAAGTCATGATGGCAAAAAAGAAACAAGTAATGAAGAAAGGTGGCATGGCCAAAAAAAAGCAAGTCGCTAAGAAGCGTGGTGGTGGCATGATGCAGAAAAAAATGGGTGGTGGCATGATGAATGTTAGACCTAGAAAAGCTATGGCCATGGGAATGATGGACGGTGGAATGGCTAAAAAGAAACAAGTCGCTAAAAAACGTGGTGGTGGTATGGCTAAGAAAAAGCAAGTCGCTAAAAAACGTGGTGGCGGCATGATGAAGAAAAAGTAAAATGGCTACCTCGACTACAACTAATTTCAATCTAGAGATAGATGAAATCATAGAAGATGCTTATGAAAGATGTGGAGTTGAAGCTAGATCTGGTTATGATTTAAAATCAGCTAGGAGAAGCTTAAACATTTTATTTTCTGAGTGGGGAAATCGAGGTATTCATTTATGGAAAGTGACTAATCAAACATCTAATTTAACAGCAGGAACTACGACTTATACAGCTCCTAGTGATGCTTCAGATGTTCTAGAAATGACTTTTAGACAAATTTCTTCAGGTACAACTACTGATACGACCATGACAAAAATATCAAGGTCAGAGTATCAAGCTTTACCAAATAAATTTTCTCAAGGTCAGCCTAGTCAATATTACATAAAAAGAAATTTATCAAATGTAGAAATTAATTTGTATCAAACACCTAACACGACAGATACACAAATTAATTACAACTATATAGGTAGAATAGAAGACGCAGGAGCTTACACTAATGATCCTGACGCTCCTTTTAGATTTCTTCCTTGTATGGTTTCAGGATTAGCTTTTTATCTGTCTCAAAAGAAAAATCCTCAAGCAACTCAAAGTTTAAAGTTGTATTATGAGGATGAGTTACAGAGGGCTCTTACAGAGGATGGTCAAAGATCATCTGTTCATATTGTTCCTCAAAATTACTTTGTAAACGGATCGTAAATGGCAACTTTTGCTACAGGTAAGTATGCTATTGCTATATGTGATAGATGTGGACAGCAATATAAATTTCATCAATTAAGACAGGAGTGGAACGGATTAAAAACTTGTCCTGATTGTTTTGAAACAAAACATCCACAACTAGAACCATCTTATCACAGTGCAGATGCACAAGCCTTACCTTGGGCTAGACCTGCTAGGCAAGAACCTATTATTGTTTTTGTAGGATCATCAGGAGATAGTCCTTTTACTTCAAATGGTATGCAACCGTCTAGTGAAAGCAGAGAGTTGCTTATTGGATCAAGTGTTGGTAAAGTAAGTGTGGAGATATCATGAATTATTCTGAGCTTTTAGACAACGTAAGAAACTATACAGAGGTAACAAGTGATGTGTTGTCTAACTCTGTAATTAATGTTTTCATAACTAATACAGAAAATAAAATTGCTAGACAAATGGACTCCGATGATCAAAGGAGATATGCCACTACATCCTTTGAGGCTAACAACGCTTTCTTAGATGTGTCAGGACCTGAGGGAGGTTTTAGATTTGCTAGAGGATTACAATTAGTAGAAACTGATGGAACTAGGACTTGGTTGCAACAAAGAGATGCTACTTTTATGGATGAGTATTCTCCTGAGAGATCAACCACTGACAGTAATTTTACAGGTAAACCAAAATATTGGGGTAATTGGGATGGTAATACTTTAATAGTTGCACCTACTCCTAATTTAGCTTACACGGTTGAAATGTGGTATGATGAAACTCCTGAGAGATTAGGAAATGGTTCAGGAAGCACTAGCACTACAACTTTTGTTTCAAATAATGCACCTGAAGCTTTGTTATATGGGACTTTATCAGAAGCTTATTCATACTTGAAAAATCCACAAGATATGCAATTATACGAAGCTAAGTACCAAGTGGCTCTGCAAGATTTTGCACAAGAGCAAATG